GTCTACGATGTTTTAAACGCTATCGCTGGTCGAATGGTGACTTCTCCTGAATCAATCAGACGGTCAAGACAAAAAGTACAACAAGACAATTCAAATCTTCGTGGTAACGTTTACAACCAACGTCACGCAAAAGAAGAAGAAGTTTTAAAAGAATTAGGTTATACAAAATAAATAATATATATTTGTATTTGTTAAGTGGATTGTAGAAGAATCCGATACTTAAAAGATATTTAACCCATTGGGTTTGTGTGTACTTCTACTACCACAAATCTGGTGGGTTTTTTTATGCAATGAAATTTAAAACAAAAACAACCGTAAAAAACAATTTTGTCGTAATTGATGTATTTCAAGACAACGAATTTTGGCACACTTATGATTTTCGTATTGAGAAAATTGAACAATTTTTAAAACAAATATCCCAAAAACAATGGGGTACTGTTGAGAATTTACAAGAAATTAAAACATCTACAAGTTATGGCAATATTTAGAAAAATTCATACATCCTTTTGGAGTGATACATTTATTCAAGACTTGGATAATGAGCATAGATTATTTTATTTATACCTTTTGACAAATGAAAGGACTAAACAATGTGGTATTTACGAAATAAGTAAAAAACAAATGTCTTTTGATTTAGGATACAGTATAGATAGAGTATCTAAACTGATTATATACTTTATAAAAATAGGTAAAATTCTATATTCTGAAGATACAAAAGAGATTGCATTAAAAAATTGGAACAAATATAATGGTTCTTCAAGTCCAAAAGTTGTAAGTTGCATTCAGTCAGAACTTAAGCAAATAAAAGATAGAGTATTGATAGAGTATGTAAATGGTATGTATACTGCATCGCAAGAAGAACAAGAACAAGAAGAAGAACAAGAACAAGAAAAAGAAGTATTTGATATTGATTTTTTTAATGAAGTTTGGAACTTGTATAATAAGAAATTAAATAAAGATGAAAGTCTATCAGCTTTCAAAAAAATAAAGTCAAGTGAATATGAGTTAATTAAAAACCATATTCCTAATTTTGTAAATCAATTTAAGGACAAACAATATCAACCGTACTTTTCTACTTATTTAAACAAAAAGAGATGGCACGATGAAATTGAAACTAAACAACCAGTACAACCACGATTAGAAAGGAGAGCAAATTTAGATGATTAACTATTCAGAAGACAACATAATGGGTGCATTTATAATGTCCGATTATGCTAAAACAAAATTACCAAGCGTAAACCCTAAATGGTTTAACGACTTTAATTCAAGGGTTGTGACGATAATGCAACAACTTTACTACGATAGTAAACCAATAGCACTACACACTTTATTTCCATTTTTTAAAGAATATGCATTTGAGTTGACGGATTTTACAAGAAAGTTTGTCACAGATAAAACTTTAGATTATGATTTGTTATTACTTGAAGTAAATTACAAGAAAACAAAACTTGTTGAAGATATCGCTAAAATCGATTTTAACGATGAATTAAACGACTTACAAAATAAATTGGATATATGTATTCAAGAAAGTAGAATAAGCGTTAAAAATCAAGTAAAACCAATGTCAAAAGTAATTGGTAATGTCTTAGACGAATTACAACAAAGAATAAATAGAGGGAATACACTTGAAGGAATACCTACTGGGTGGAAATATTTAGATAAATACATAGGTGGATGGTCAAAGGGTAACTTAGTTGTCATAGGTGCGAGACCAGGTATGGGAAAAACTGCACTTGGTTTAAACTTTTGTATTGAAGGATGTAAATTTGCAAAGTATTTATTTGTTTCAATTGAAATGTCAGATGAAGAACTTGCAAAAAGACAAATCAGTTATTTTTCGAACATTGAAAATTATAAAATTCGCAACGCTAATATGACATCTAAAGACATTGAAAACATATCTGAGATGCTTTACAATAATGAACACGACTTTGATGTAATAGATTCAAAAGATAATAACGTGTTTAGCATTATTTCTGTATGTAAATTACTGAAAGCCCGTAAAGGTTTAGATGTGGTTGTAATTGACTACTTGCAAAAGATGGATGCAAATGAAAAAGATACTCGTAAAAATGTAGCGACTATTTCAACTGCCTTAAAAAACTTTGCCCGTGAAACTGGAGTGACTGTTATTGCACTTGCACAATTAAATCGTGACGGCAAAGAAGATAGACCACAATTAACAGACTTAAAAGAATCAGGACAAATAGAACAAGATGCCGATGTAGTTTTATTCCCTTACAGACCATCGTACTATTTAGATGTAAAACCCGACATTGAAAATGATTGTGAATTAATCATCGGCAAAAATCGTCACGGACAATGTATTGACATTCCAATGAGTTTTGAAGGCAAGTACACACGTTATAAAGAAATTTTATGAGGCACGGAAGTTTATTTAGTGGTATAGGTGGATTTGATTTAGCAAGTGAGTGGATGGGATGGGAAAACGTATTCCATTGCGAATGGATGGAATTTCCACGAAAAGTTTTAGAATACCATTTCCCTGAATCAGATAGTTTAATAGATATATGTAAAACAGATTTTAAAAAATATGCAAACACAATTGACATTCTTACCGGTGGATTCCCTTGCCAACCATTCAGCACCGCTGGAAAAAGAAAAGGGACAGATGATGAACGCTACTTGTGGGGAGAAATGCTTAGAGCAGTTCAAGAAATTAAACCCAAATATGTCATTGCAGAAAATGTCTATGGCATCACAAATATTGACGGGGGATTGGTATTCGAGCAGGTGTGCCTTGACTTGGAAACTGAAGGGTACGAAGTTCAGCCGTTTATTATTCCAGCTGCAGCCAAAAACGCACCGCACCGAAGAGACCGATGCTGGTTTATTGCCTACGCCAACCGCAATGATGGACGAAGCATCAATCGAGATTGTAGATGCACGGAATCAAAAACAGATAGACAAGGGCAACAGTCCGTTTATTCTCGGATTAGCTCAACAAGCAATGAGGGGAATGCTACCAACGCCCAGAACATCGGACGAAAGGATGCATTGGAGAACGGAGAATTGGAAGGGGGACGATTTAGGTTCGGAAATCAATCACATACTTGGGACACGTTCCCACTTGAATCCCCGATTTGTGGCGGAAATGATGGGATTTCCACACAACTGGACGGAATTACCTTTCCAAAATGGAGAGCAGAATCAATTAAAGGATATGGAAACGCAATAGTACCACAAGTAGCATTTGAGATATTTAAACAATTAGAAAAATTATGACAGACTATTATGTACAGTACCTAAAAGAACGTCGACAAGTTCGTTATTTAGAAAACAAAGTAGAAGTAATTGAACGCAACTACCAAAAAGAAATACAACGCTTAAAAGAGATGATTATAAACCCCATCCACAAGATGAACAAGAACAAAGAACTAACAGAAATTTTGCAAAAGGTTTGTGATGTTAGTGGTATAATGCCACACGACATTATTTCCAAAAATAGAAAGCGTGAAATAGTTATTGCACGTCAACTATTTTGCTATATTACTGTAAAATATTTTAACTACACATTAAAGAACGTAGGTAATTTTTTAATTCGTGACCATAGCACAGTTATACATAGCGTAAACGCTTACACAGATTATTTACAAATGAGATACAAAAACGAGACTGCAATATATGAGGATGCAAAAAACCTTCTATCAATTAGTGATGGAGAAAAATAAGTACCAAGAAGTTTACTGCTTAAATTCTGAAGAAGAAGTAGCCTATTATAAAAAAAAAGCAGAGAAAAATGGATATAAATTTGTAGAATTGAAAAAAATATAGTAATATTTGCACATCAAAAATAATATACTGATAGAAGTTGCAAAATCAGAATGGCTTTACAAGGCGTCAAAAACAATATCGCCTTTATTTCACGACGACTTAGCACAACATCTTTTACTTATATTATGCGAAATGCCTGAAGACAAATTGATTAAGGTTTACAACGATGGTTACATTAAACTATTTTGCATAAAAATAATGTGGTCGCAAAGTTCAACACCGAGACAAAAGTTTTTTGATTTGATGAAGCCGATAGGATTATTTGATATTGAAAATGTACAGATAGAATATTTAAACACAATAGACGATGCAATCGAAAAAGAAAACAAATACAAACTAATTGAAAATGTAGTAAGCAAAAACAAATGGTATGAAAGAGAAATCTTTACAATGTGGTCGAATGGTGAAAGTGCCAGGTCAATACATCGTAAAACCAAAATAACACTACGTGAAGTTCTGAGGGTAATAAAAGACATTAAAAGACAAATCATAAACGAATATGAATAAACTTCAAGCATTTTATTTTCGTCTTATGAAGTACCACGATATTGACAAAACAATAAAATACGAAATACAGAAAGACTATGAATTTATTAAAAATCATTCTCATATTGATACTGGTAACGATAGGTTACACATTAAGAAAAACAGAACAAGAAAAGAAATTGATAATAATCAATGAGAATTTGAAACTTCAAAACATTGAATTAGAATTGAGAATTAAAAAACTAAAAAACGAATTAAAACTAAAAGATGGAATTAATTATTGAGATATTGGGAATTTCAAGTTTAGCGATAATAGTTGCGACAGTATTAACGCCACAACTACCAAGTAAACTACAAATCAAACCATTGACGTGTGAAAGTTGCATTGCTTTTCATATTGGCTTAGGTTACTTTTTTAACACTTGGCACATTGCTTGTATTATACCAGCATCACTTTGCTACATTTTAGCTTACAAATTATATAAATTATGACAAACGAACAAATAGATTTTATTTTAGATGTAGAGCAGTATTTAACTGCATTCCGTAAAACGATGGTTATGAGAATGCCAGCAGCAGATGAAAACAAAGTAAGAGCAATTCACCAAGAGGTAATGGGACATCCTATTCCAATGTGTGGTTCTTGTTTTGTAGATTCATTTACAAGCCTTGTAATACGTGCAAGATTTGAAAAGGAAACTAAAATACCAACAATTACAGAAGTTGAAAACAACGCTTTAATTTTAGCCCAACTT